GTGTTCCGGTCGACATTGCCGCGGATCTCCGCGACGGCAACGTTCAGATCCTGCAGGTCCATCTGCCTTTCTCCCTTCTGCGTTTATCAGATCGGCACAAAGGCCGCGTCCGTCCACTTTGCCGTCGCGCCTGCCTCGCCCATCCAGACCTTGATCTCGCCGTTGTTGGTGTAGTAGGCGTTCTGGATGAGGGCCATGCCGGAGGCCCAAACGATTGGGTTGTCCGCCGTGCCGGCTTTCACGGCCTGCTCGACGTACACCTGCCGGACGAGGATCTTGTTGACGTAGATGTTCCGCCAGTCATAGCCCAGCTTGTCCGATTGCGTCACGTCCTCCGTGATACCGCCTGCAGCCTGCACGAGCTTGCCATCCGTAATTGCTTTCTTTACCTGTGCCAGTTTAGCCTCTGTCATATTCCGCCTCCAGTTCCGCCAGCAGATCGCTGGCCGTTTTTTTGCCCATCTTCGCCGTGATGGTGCCGTCGCGGTTGTCGGTGATGGGACCTGCGAGGGTGAAGTCCGCGTAGTCGTCCATGTAGCGGTCCTCGGCGGTCTCGGTCGTCGACTTGACGGTTCCGTCCTCGTTCATCTGGACGTTGCCCTCTGCGTCCAGCACAGGGACGGCCGTGGTGTAGCGGTGGATCATGCCCCAGACGGCGCCGTCGCAGAACAGCGCCAGCGGGTCTGCAACCGCGCTCTTGTCGATGGTGACGGCGCGGCTCTCGCGCCCGCCCCAGTCGGCGTCGCGCATGCGGCCGGCGGCCGGCCGCGTCTCGATCTCCTGCCCTCCGATTGTGATGTACCAGGTGTCCATAAGTTCCTCCTGTCTATTGCTGCACAGCATTGGCCTGCAGCCATGCTAATAGTGCTCCTGTTGGTGGTTCTGCAAAGATAACTGTTCTGTACTCTTCGCCATGAACCCAGTTTCCTTCTTCATACACATTCAAACTGTCATATCTTAAGACTCGATAATAGTTTCCACTGAGTTTAAACTGCGCATATTTTTCTCCATTTGATGTAAATTCGACATTTACGTCAAGCTGGTTGTATGTTTTTAAGTACCTTTCTATGATCCATGTCTGTCGCTCGTCTCCGAATCCTACCTCATACACCGTCCCATTCACCAGCGTTCGACCCCCCCCGATTTGGTAACTTGTACCAGCAATCAGGTCGGTGCCGCATTTGATGGCGTAGGACGTTCCGTCTTTCAAAATGTGGTGCGTTGCCATGTGGTGCCTCCTTTATGCTGCCGGGCTGTAAGTGCCGTCGGGGTTTTGGATCACGGGGAAGGTCGAGGGGATGGTGATGGAGGGGCGGACGCCGTGACTGTCGTTGCAAGGTATATGAGTCGAATAGTCGCCAGGCATTATAACGTACACGTTTTTCTGTGTCCAGGTGGCCGGTGTACGCGTCCACTGTCCAACACTATTTCCGCCGTAGTAAGCAGTGGAAAGTAGTTTTCTCACAGCACTGTCCAGTGGTTCTCCGTCAGTATCAGCATAATCGCTGTAGCCAAACTCTGCTGTCGACAGCAGGAACACTGCACGGGTCGTGACTGCTTTCTTGTTGCTTCCGTCATAGTAGTAGATTTTTGTCGTGCCGGCCGCAGACTGGACGTCCAATGTCAGCAGCTTGATCCAGGTTCCGTTGAGCCATGTGTCTATCGAGCTCCCGGCGAAAATCTTGCTACTGCTGTCAAAAATACGCTTGTCATAGCAATCCTTCCTCACCAGAAGTGTCCGCCCTGCGCCGTTCAGTCCGCTTTCGTAGTCGTGCTTGCAGACGTAGAACGGGACGGGGTTGCCGTTTTCGTTCAGCATGAGGATATCGCCAAGCGCGACGGTAGAAAGCGGAATGCCGCTGGAAAACGGAATATCGTACCCGGTGCCGTTCACGAGCACGCGGCCTTTCTTCTTCGCGTAGCCTGTGCCGCCGATCAGCTCCCGCCCGCCCGTCACGGAATAGGCCGTGCCGGAGATCAATGTCTTGTGCGCCATGGGGCCTCCTCACTCATACTGCCAGTTGATGGCCATGTTCTCGGTCGGCGTGGTCTCCGCGGAGACCAGCGTCTGCTTGGTGATGTTGCCGGTCTTCATATAGTCCGTGCCTGCCACGGCCACCGCCCACGCCGTCGGCTTCCCGCTGGCGTCCACCGCCTTGACCTTGATCAGGTCCCCGACGGCCGCGCCGGAGGCGAGAATCACATCTTGCTTGCCAGACAGGTCGACCAGGCCCGCAGCCTGTGAAGCAATCTCCTGCTTGTCGGCGTCGGTAAAATAATCTGTTCCCTTTACCGGCGTCGCGCCCGTGGGCCCTTGCGGCCCGGTTGGGCCTTGTGGCCCAGTCTCGCCTTGCGGCCCGGTCGGGCCCTGTGGGCCCGTCTCGCCCTGCGGACCCGCTGGCCCTTGCGGGCCAGTCTTGCCCGGCTCCCCCTTCTCGCCGGGGTCGCCTTTGTCGCCCTGCTCCCCCTTCTCACCGCGCGATGGTTTCTTGGTGTCTGTCTCGCCCAGATACCAGTTTCCATTCGTGCCGATCGTCGGCGTCACGCCATTTGCGCCTGGCGCACCGTTGTCTCCGGCCGGACCCGTTGGCCCCTGAGGCCCCGTCTCGCCCTGCGGACCCGTAGGTCCTTGCGGTCCAGTCTCGCCCGGTTCGCCCTTTGCGCCGGGATTGCCTTTGTCGCCCTTATCGCCTTTCTCGCCGCGCGACGGCTTCCCGGTGTCGTTCTCGCCCAGATACCAGTTTCCATTCGTGCCAATCGTCGGCGTCACGCCGTCGGCGCCCGCCGGGCCGGTGCTGCCCGTCTCGCCCTTTGCGCCGGGGTCGCCTTTGTCGCCCTTTTCGCCCTTCGCGCCCTGCAGCGGGCCGTTGTTGATCCATGCGCCGGTCACGCCGTCGTAGATGTAAATGTCATACGGCGCAGTCGCGCCCACGCCATAAGCGTCGCCGGCCGCCGGATCCTGCACCGATGTCTGCAGTGCAGAGACTGAGCCATAGTAGCCCTTGACCACAAATCCGGAGCCAGTGTCTCCCTTCGGCCCCTGCGGACCTGCCGGGCCAGTCTGGCCGGTCTTGCCCTGCGGGCCGGTCTGGCCCGGGTCTCCCTTCGGGCCGGTCGCGCCGGTCTCGCCTGTGTCGCCCTTCGCGCCGGGGTCACCCTTTGGGCCGGTCTCGCCCTGCGGTCCCCGCTCGCCGGTCTCTCCCTTCGGGCCGGTCGCGCCGGTCTCCCCCTTGTCGCCTTTGTCGCCCTTCTCACCCTTGACGGTCTCGACGTTAAAGTCAAATGTCTTCCCGTCCGAAAGCGCGATCGTGTACGTCGCCGTCGTCCCGCTCTGCGATTTCTTTGTGATCGACGTGATGCTCGCGCCTGCCTCGCCGGTCTCGCCCTGTGCGCCGGCAGGTCCGGTCTGCCCCTGCGGCCCCGCCGGTCCCGTCTCGCCCTTCGGCCCCTGCGGGCCGATGACCGAGCCGAGATCTATCACGCTGCCGTCCGTCAGCGTGAAAATCAGCTTCCCCGCGTCCGTAACCTCCACGGCCTTTACCCCGCGGGAGATCAGCCCGCCGATCGTCACCGTGATCTGATTTGGAATCTCTACCCTCATACCTGCTCCTTACTCCACGAACGCCCGATTCCCGCTCGCCAGCGTTGTCTTGTCGCCGTGCGTGTACCGGATATCGTAGGTGTACTTTCCCTTCGTGAATTTTGCCGTGACCGTCGCGTCGAAGTTCAGCGTGACCTGGTCATTCTCCACCTTCGCAAAGCTGAACGTGTGGACGGTCTGCCGCGTATCGTCCAGAAACACGACCGCCATGCTGTCCGTCGTCCCGATCGTGACGGCCTCTCCGTCCTGGTCCTTCAGGTCGAACCGCAGCACGATCGAGAACGTGTCTCCCTCGTACCATCGCAGCACCCCTTTATCGATGCGCGGACTCGGATACGCACCCGGAATCGGCGTCGCCATACCGCATCCCTCCTTTTCATCCAGTGTAGCAGACCCCCGCGCCAGATTCACCCCACGCGCAGCGCAACTTCCGCTTGCCATTCCCTCCCGCCGGTGCTATACTGGTTCCATCAAACACAAGGAGGCTTCCCCATGCTCGACGAAAAAGATATTGAGAAAATCCAATCCATGATCGACCAGGCCAAAGACGACATGCTTAAGCAGTCCGCCGCGAATACCCGCGTCATCATCGAGAGCAGCGTCATGAAGAAGCTGGACCTCCTGATTGAAGGGCAGCAGGCGCTCCTTGATACGCTCGCGCCGAAAAGCCGCGTCGAAGAGCTTGAAGAAGAGGTTTCCTTCCTGAAATCCGTCGTTCACCTGCACAGCCAGCGCCTCGCGGAGCTGGAAAAAGCGCAGTAATTCTAAAAACCGAAGGCCGGGGCATTCGCCCCGGCCTTCTTTCTTTACTTGTCCTTCTTCTCCTTTGCAGCGTCCTTCACCCATTTGTCGATATCCTTGGATTTCTCCTTCCGGTTGAAGCCCAGCGCCGCGTAGATCTCAAGCAGCTTCTGCTTGAGCTTTCTCCGCTCTTCCGGCGTCGCGGCAATGTACTGCGCCTTGTACGCCGTCGTGACCTCCCTGCTGAGATCTTTCGCTTCCTTCCCGTGCTCGAGGTATTCCTTCGCCGCCTCCTTGACGTCTCCGCCAGCCTCGATCGCGTTCAGGAAATCATCGTACATCTTGTAGTCCTTGTCATCCGCCTTCCGGATCCACTCGCGGTACTTCCAGTATGCGTCGTCCTCGTTCTTAGCCCAGTCGTTGGCGACCATCCGCTGGATGGCCTTCTCCTGCGTGACCGTCCCGGCGACCGCCGCGTCGCGCAGCTCGTCCCGGTTGTGGTTGTCCTCGGCCTCTGCGAGGTACTTCTTCATGAAGTCGATCTTGCCCTGCTCATCGAGCTTGTCCATCTCCTTCTGCTGGTCCTCATTGGCGAACACCTGATAGAAATACGCCGTCTTTGCCGTGTCGCTGATGCTGTAGCTTTTGAGCAGCATTTTCTTGTCGTATTCCTTTTCGACGTTCTTGATCGCCTGCACGAACGTGTAGGTCTTCCTCTGGTCCTCTCCGCCCTCCGTGATCGCCTGATAGGCTTTCGTCTCCTTGACGGACAAAGACTTGAATCCATTTTCGATCCAGTCCTGCGCCTCCTGCGTCGCCGTTCTGCCGAACAGCACGCCCTGCGCCAGCTTCAGCGGCACATCGCCCGGCTGGTCTGTGTACGTCGGATATTGCAGCTGCTGCTCGCCCTCGTTGTTGAGCTTGTATTTGCCGCCGTTCACCACGGACATGATGCCCTGCAGGCTCTTTCGTGCCTGTCCGCCGCCCATCGGCAGCGCCGCATACGAAAGCGGCTTCGAAAGCTCGTCTACCAGCACCTGCGCTTTCTTCTTCGTCGCCATGTCCTCTTTGCTCGACAGCAGCGCCTTGTTGACCTTCTCCATATCCGGGAACGCCGAGATGACCGCAATGCGGTTGCCCTGCAGGTCAAGACCTATCGCCTCGTCCAGCCCCGTCATTGCCAGCAGCTGCGTGTTCGGCAGCTCGTCGACCACGCGGCTCGCAAAGCCTTTCCATACTTCCTCCGGCGTCTTCTTCTCCGTCGTATAATCCCAGTTCTTCGGGTTCACGCCGTACTCGGCCATCGCCTGCCACGTGTTCTGCACCTTGTACCCCGACACGTCGCCGACCGTATCGTTCAGCATGTCCAGCGGGTCCAGCGCCGGCCGCCTGCCAAGGATCGCTTCTGCCGCCTCATTATAGAGCCATGCGCCGATTGCGAATTTCAGCAGCGCCTTCACCAGAGCCAGAACGCCCTTCTTCCGTTCCTGCGGGCGCATGTCCTTGAAGATCCAACTCAATTCGTTGTTGACCTCCAGCTGGAACTGCGTGAACATCTTCACGATAGGGCTGCGCACCGTGTACATGAGCGGCGTCGCGCCCTTGCTGCGGTCTGCCATGATGCCGGACGCGAACTGGTCGGCTTCCTCCAGCGCGCTCTGCTGCGACATGCCGCGCTGCATGTTCTCGATCACCCGTGCCCGGACGATGGACCCCGTCGTAAATCCATCGATCTTCTCCATCACCCATCCCGCGATCTCAGACGCCTTATCCATGCTTGACTGTGAAAGTCCGTGATACCCGCTCCGGTTGTTGATGAAGACCGACTGCTGGTCCAGCCCGTCCGCCTGCACGTAGTTCGCCAGCGTGTACCACATGCCCTTCATCATATTGACCGTGCTCGTCTGCGCCCACGCCTGCGTCAGTGGGATGAAGTTTGTGACCGCCGAGCCGATATTCGCCGCGACCATGTTCGCGCCCACGCGCTGCTGTGCCTTCCGCATGAAGTTATAGATTTTCTGCGGGATGATCTCTTCCAGCTTCCTGTCAAGATCCGTGCGTTTCCCGGCCAGCACATTTGTGTACTGTGTCAGCCATGCCGCCATGTGCGACATTCGCGTCCGCCCATTCTTCGAAAGCTCATCGATCAGCTGCTGCTGCTTGTCCGGGTCAAGCGTGTTATTTGCCTTGATCGCGTCCATCTGCTGCCGGATGCCTTCGTCGCTCGCGCGGTAACGGATCTGCGTCTCCAGTGCCCGCATGCGCTGCACATCCTCCGTGTGGAAGATCACGTCGCTCGCCGTATCCAGATACAGATCAAGTCCCTTGATCGCATTGTACGCCGTCGCGTAGCCCAGCCGTTCGTTGGCATTCTTGAAATACCGGATGCCCGGCCGGAATCTGGACGTCAGTCCGTTGATCGTCGTCGGCAGCGGTGAGACCGTCCCGGTGAAGCCCAGCTCCCGCCCAAACCGCGCAAGGATGCTCTCCTCATTTTCCGTGAAGTGTGGGAAGTACCCGCGCCGGTATGAGACCGGGTCATAGCCGAACTGCACGCGCACCTGGTTTATCATGTTGAGCAGCTCATCATAGATCTTATGGAACTCCGTGATCGCCTTGTCGATCTTTGTGAAGTCCATGTTCGGGTTATCCGCTTTCAGCTTCTGGATGACAGCCAGCCATTCTTCATAGGTCTTGCCGTCCTTCTTCGCCTCCGCGTCCTGCCCCTTCAGCATCTCCGCGTTCTCCTGTGCCTCGCCCAGCAGCTGCACGGCGTAAGCCTCGGAGTCTGCGTTCCCTCTCATGACCTTCTCGCTGATATCCAGCTTCTTGACCCGCTCCTGAATTTCAAGGATGAAGTTCTTCCGTTCGCTCTCGTTCTGCTTGATCTTGTAGATGTACTTGTTATTGAACTCCTTCGCCAGCACGTCGCCGCCCGGGATCTTCCGCATCGCGTCCGCGAAGTTTCGTTCCGGCGTCTCCGTGCTGTAGCCCCAGCCGGACCCCTTGTCGGCCCACTGGTCAAACTTCGCCGCGTCCAGATCCGCGTCCACCTCGTCAAGCATCCGCTGCTTGTTCTGCATGCGCCATGCCCGCAGCGTCAGCATCCGCGCGTCATACGCCGCTTTCGCCTCATAGACGTCCAGGATGCCCTTGCTGTTTTTCATCTTCCGCACGGCTTCCTCGCTGATATCTCCGCGCAGCAGCGCGCCGACGATCTTCTGGTCTTCCGCCGTCAGCAGGTTCTTGTTCATAACATACTGCACACGCCCACGGAGCTTCTTAACCTCCTTGCTGAGTTCCAACGCTTCTTCTGCCGACTGCGGGATCGCCAGCCCCAGCAGGTCCTTCTCCTTCTTCTGCCGGTCGAGATACCTCTGCGTGACCCGCAGATCTGCGGCAAATTCCTTGACCGCATTCCTCGCGTCATTTTTCGCCCAGTCCAGCCGCGCATTCGTCGCTCTGGCCTCGAACACATTCTGCTTGACCTTGCTGACCTCTGCCGCGTCCACGCCCTTGTAGCCCTCGATCCATTCGCGCGTCTGCCGGATCCCTTCGGCGACCTTGTAGATCTGCATGATCTGTGCGCCCGCCGTTTTGTTGCTCGCCTGGAACAACTGCGGCGCCTTCTTGTGGAGCGTCCAGTAAACGTCACGCACCGGCATTCCGTCGTCCCTGATTTGCAGGCTCTTCGCCGCCTGCTGCCGGAACTGATTCCAGTATCGGATATCCTCTTTGTCCTGCGCCGGAATGGAGATCTTCTGATTCTCGATGAATTTCAGGACCCCCTTGTACTCCTCATAGTACGACCGGTTTTCCTCCATGCTGATCTCCGCCGCCGCGTCGACCAAATCGCCCACCAGCTTATTGTCCAGCTCGCCGGTCTGCAAAAACTTCCGCACGATCTGCTCCGTGAACGGCTGCAGCGTCTCCCGCTTCGCCTCCGGCGAAACGCCGAAGCTCCCCGCGATCTTCGCCAGCAGGAAGTTTTCCGCCCGCCTGGTGTACTGCGCCGCCTTCTCCCCCATCAGATCCCGATACCGTTCGTCCTGCGCGGAATACCGGAACTGACTGACCGACGGCGTGTTGTCCGCCTGCGGAATCGTCCCGTTCTCAAAATAATCCCGGATTGCTTGCAGCACCTTGTTGGCGTGCGTCCCTCTGGAAAATTCCGTGCTTGAGATCGTATTTCCCTGTGCGTCGTCAATGTCCAGAATGACCTCTCCGCGTTCCTTGCTGATAAAATCGCTGAGTGCGTCCATCTGCGCCTTTGTGGGCATGACAGCAAGATTGATGCCGCCGCTCTCCGGCGAAATGCGGATGTTGCCTTCCTGCATGAAGCGCACCATGCCGCCGCTGTAATCTCCGCCGCCGTAGTCCTCGCCGAGCGCATCGATGATATCCCGATGATCGACCGTCCGGTATCCGCCGGGCCCTCCCTCGTGCCGCCCGGAGAAATCCAGCCTTGCGCCGTTCAGCAGCACATAGCCCGTCTCGCTCCACTTGTACGTCCGCCCGAAATAGTCAAGCGCAGTCTTGTCGTTCTGCTTCCGCTGCTCTGCGGACGTCTGATCCGCGCTGGCAGAGAATTTCCTCTTTGCCGTCTCTGCGGTAGTTCCAACACTTACAACATCTGAAAATTTTTCTCCGCGCAGGTTGACACTTTTGCCCTCATAGGATATACTACCTATAGAACCACTCCGCAGAAGGGACATGGGCATTTTGAAGCCCATGCCGCGAAGAAGCGGTATGGTTCTTTTTTCGTCTGCAAACAGAATGAAACTCCGCTTTATGAAGTTTTCCGGTGCCACGTCCTTCGAGTACGCGCTGGATACCTTCTGCATATCGTCAATCAGCAGACCATTTTCTGTTGGCCGCAGATCGAGGACACACATAATGTTCCGTCCGTCCTGCGCCTTTATCGCACCGAACATCACGAGACGGCTGTTTCCGTACTGGCTTCTCGCATTGTTTTTGCTTTTCAGAATCAGAACCGGATCGTCCAGAATCTCCGGGATCCGCTGGATCTCGCGGATCGTCATTTCCGAATGCTCCTTCAGAATGGTGCTGATCTTTTCGCCGTTCATATAAATATCGCTTTCGATTGCCCCCAGCCCTTGCAGCGTCGCGCCGGTCTCACCCAGCACAAAGGACGTGCCCTCCGGCATCCCGGACTTGTACCATGCCGCCACTCTGCTTTTGAAATCCTGTGCAATCGACATCTTCACCGGCGGCGCTCTCGCGCTGCCGGATTTTTTCTGCCACTGGCCGACCTCCATCTTCACGTCCGCGCGCAGCTTGTTCGTGCCGTAGTCCGTGCGGTTCATGCCGGCGTAGGTGTCCGCGACGATCTCCTCGACGTAGGCGTCCGTGTCGTCACCGTAGATCCCGGCGTATGCGTCCACATAGCTCTCGATCATCTCCTTTGTGATCTTGCCCTCGCCCAGCAGCCGCTTCTGGATCTTCGCCGCCATCTCCGGCCAGCGCTTGACAAGCAGATGATACCCCTCGTGCTTTGCCAGCTCGAACGCAGAATACTCCTCGCTGTCCGCCCGGATGAGCACGGAGCCGTCCTCCGTCACGGCGGCATCCGCATAAAACGTCTGCCCGTCGATCTCCTGCGTCAGCTGCCCGGTGAAGAACCGCGCGTTCTGCACGCCCATCGACCGGAAGAACTTTTCCGCCGCCTGGATATCCTCGCTTCTGGCCTCCTGTCCCTTCGGCATGACACGCACTTTTTGCGCGTTGTCCTTTCCAAAGCCGAGCGTCGAAAGTTCTACTTCATCCCAAGCTTTTGCGAGATCTCGCGCACCCTGCGCTCTCTTTCTTCCGGCGTCAGCTCTTTGCTGCTGCGCTGTGCTTTGGCGAACGCCTCCAGCCTGTCCTTCGGCACGCTGACCAGCCTGCCCGACTTGTCCTTCATCAGTAACCTCGATACTGCCATTGTTTACCCCTTTCTGCCCTGCGGCAAGGCCCGCTCGATAGGCGGCTGCCGCCACGTCCTGATTCATTCCTTCGGCGTAGCGCATCGCCCGCTGCTCACTCGCGCCGAGTCTGCCCTGCTCATAGACCTGCCCGAAGCTCTGCGCATACTGCTCCGCCGGCATGCCCGTCGTGTTCCCGTTCAGGAAATACGCCGCCGTCTGCTCGTCGTAGCCCGCTCTCTGGGCCTGCGTCTGCAGATACTGTTCCTCCTGCTGCAGTGCGGCTTCATCGAGCGCCTGCTCCGCGTCCGCCGTCTGCCGCTGGGCATACTGTACCGGATCCAGCTCTCCCATGTTCTCTGTCCCCGGAATTGGCGCAAATAAGCTGTCCTGGTCGTACTGCCGCTGCGCCGCCTGCTGGGCCTGCTGAACGGCCTGTACAGACTGTTGTGCGCGGCTCTGTTCCTGCTCCTGCTGATATTGCTGTGCAAGCCTCTGGTTTTCCTGTGCCGTCTCCGCAGCGCTCTTGTAGATCTGGAATGTCTTCTCGTCTGCCTCGGCCTGCTCCTGCTCCTGCCGGGCCTGTTCCTGCAGCTGCTCGAGTCTGGTCAGCGTCTCCGGCACGCGCGGCTCCTGCCCTTCGTCCACGGCCGCCTGCTGCTCCTTCGCCACCTCACGCAGCGTGTTCTCCACGGCCTTCTGCGTCACCTCGCCGCCATCGTCCACGGTCTGCTGCAGTTCCTCGGCCAGCTGGTGCGCCTTCGTGCCCTCTTCCTGCGCCATGCCATAGTCGATGACGTCCTGCACTTCGCCCGCCTCAATGACCGCTCTGGCCGTCTGCGTGACGTTTGCCTCCAAAATCACGCGGTTCACGCCCGCATACGTCCCGGACATGGCAAGGCCGGACAGGCCGCCCGCGAGGAACGAAAGGCTGTCTTCTTTTGCGAAGTCTCCGACCATCGCCGCCAGCGCCTGCGCCGGCGTCCTGCCCTCTGCGATATAATTTGCGTAGGCCGTCATGACCTCGCCCCGGTCATGCTTCGCCACCACGTCATACGCGCGGTTGAGCCAGTTGGACGCGATCTCTTCCGCGCCTTCCGACGCGAACGACCTCAGTGCCTTCCTCCACACGGCCTTCCCGCTCAACATGTTCTCGATGATATCACCCACGGAGTATTTTTCCGTAATACCCTCGATCGCGCCCTCGACGATACCGTCGACCAGCGCGTCCGCGTTGGACTTGCCGTTCTGAATGCCCTCATAGACCGAATCTGCCGCGACCTGCGAGCCCATCACCCAGTTCATCGTCTCCGCGATCGCGTCTTTCGCGCCTGCCCCGGCCGCACCGCCGACCGTCCCGACGAGCCCCGTCGAGACCGCCATGTTGACCGCGCTGTCCAGCGCCGATGTGCCCGCCTGATAGAGGAACTGCCCCGTCGGGTTCATATTCTGCATCACGCTCTGCCGAATGCCGGAGGACAGGCGCGACGCGTTGTACGCCGGGCTGTAGATGTTCGTCGGCACATCCTCGTTCTGATAGCCGCCCGCCCACTTCGGCAATACGCCACGCAGCGACTCCACATTGCCCAGTGCCTTCCCCGGCGCCAGCGCCGCAGAGAACAGCGTCGCCGCAGCTTTCCCCGCGAAGGATCCGCTTCCCATCTCTTGCGCCGCCTGATCGAGTTTCTGTGCGTTGTCGTAATCGTCCAGCACCTTCTGCCATTCCGCCAGCCGCTTGAGCGTGTCGTCGCTGTAGCCTTTTTCGTTGAGCGCCGTCTTCGCGTCGTACTTCGCATACGCCCGCACCTGATATCCGTTCAGTTCCTGCCCGCGGTACTGCCGGAGCAGATTCTGGTCTTCCTTACTCAGGTTCCCGATCGCCTCCTGTGCCCGGGCCAGCACGCTCTGGTTGTCGACCGCCGTCTTCTGCGCCTGCAGGTTCTCAATCTCGTTCTGCAGCTGCGTCACGCTCTTCCCATTTTCCGAAAGCCCGGTCCCGGAGAAATGCGTGTCCGCCTGTTCGATCTCCAGCGCCTCGATCTGCTTGCCCAGCTCCTGCGACGTCCGCCGCATCCCGCGCACCTGATCCCGCTGCGCGGTCTGCGCCGCTTTTGCACGCCGGTTCTGCGCATCCACGTCCTCCCGCACCTGCTGCGTGGCCGGCGCAAACCGGCCGGCCAGCAGTGCACTCTGTCCCTGCAGCGCCAGTGTCCCAAGCTTCAGCCCCTGCGCCGCCTCCACGCCGCGCAGATAATTCTGGTACGTCCCGTACTGCTTCTGCATGCCAGGCGACCGGCTGTATTCCTGCTCCGAAACCTTCCCGGAAACAGCCACGCCATTTCTCGTTTTCTGCGTTGCGTTGACCGCATTTTTATATGCCTCAAACGCCGCGTTCTGCCCCGGCGTCTGATAATTTCTGCTTCTGTAGTTCGGGTCGAACGTCGTATCCTGCACGGCTCCCGGATTCTTGTACTGTTCATATTCGCGCAGCGCGTCAAGCCCGCTCCGTTTGAACGTTGTGGTCTTTCCCTGTGTCTGCGTCTGCCCGTAAGACGTCGCAGAGCTGGCAGCGTATCCGCTGCCAGCTTCGTATTCCTGCAGGGCATCCAGCCCTGTCCGCTTCTTCTTTGCCATGTCCGCCTCCTTATCGTTCCAGCGGGATCCCGAAGCCCGCACGGTTCAGGATCGTCACCAGCTCGTTATACTGTTTCTTGCCCGCCGCGCTGGAAAGACTCAGCTGCCCGGCTACCCCGGCGAACAGCTCATATGCCTTCTGCTTCTGCCCGGCCTGGATCCACTCGGTCATGCCGCGTTTGAGCTGGTTGTAGGTCTGCGCCTGCGCACCGCCCGATCCACCTTTGTTGTACGTGTTGTCGATGTACCCCTTTCCGGTTCTGCCGGAACTGCTTCTCCCACCGCCGCCTCCGCCGCCGGATTTCTTCGCCGCGGCCTGCTCCGCCGCCAACGCCTGCAGGTAGGCTGCGTTCTCGTTGTTTGCCTTCTGCGCCCAGTAGTCGAGCATCGTCGCCCACTGGCTCTGGTCCAGCGACCGTTCCGAGTTGTACGCGCTCCGCGCATCCGAAAGATCCGAATAATAATCGCTGACCGTATCCCGGTACCGGCCGTAGTCCGTATCTTCCCGGCCCTTCACGAGGCTGTACTGGTTATAAAGGTCCGTCCCCTCATCCTGATACCGCTGATACGCCTGCTGCTGCAGCTGCGGCACGATGTCGTTGAGGTTCTGCAGATACGCATTGTACGCCTGCTGGCCCACCTGCTCACCGTAGGTTGAGCCATAGCCGCCCGTGAGTGCCGCTGCCTGCCCCATCGTGTCCTGCATGGCCAGCCGCCCGAGACGCTGATACTGCTCACGGTACTGCTGGTACAGAGGATCCGTCCCCATATCATAGCTGAATTTCTTCCGGTTCCGGATCTGGTCATACAGGCTCGTCAGCTCATCGTCCCAGCGCGATTGATACGCGCCCGGCTTGCTGGCCTTGACCTGCTCCAGATACGCCTGCGCCGCCTGTACGCTGCCCGACGGCGTGTACCCGCTCTCCAGCCCGTTCAGCTTGCTTCTCGTGTAGTCCGACACGCCGGACATGGTGTAAGGGCTGTTCCTGGTCTGATAGCTGCCGCCGTAGTTCCTCGTCGTCTGGTTCTTGTTCACCAGCTGCGACTGGTAGCTGCCGTCTGCGTTCACGCCCGTGATGCGGTACGTGCCGCCGCCGGTCACGACCTCGTCGCCGGTCGAAAGCCCCGCAGGGGCCCTGCCGCCCGACTCTACTCGATATACGCTCATAGTCTCACCGCCTTAAAGCTTGAAATGTGTCGCGTACTGCTTCGGCATGTACGCCTGATTGTAGGCATTGAAGTACCCCTGATAGTAGCTGTTGTATTTCGCCGCCTCGTTCGCATACTTGGTCGTCTCCCCGTTGGCGTCGCAGATCTTCATCCCCAGATACCAGCGGTAGATCTCATCATACGGCCACGGGATCAGAAGCTGGGTCTCTAAGTCCACGTCCTCCCCGTAGCCCGTAAACGGCTCCGGTTCCTTCTCGTGCTCGTGCGTACAGATGATATCCCGATACACGATCCCGTCCAGCTCCGACAGCCACCGGACCTTATCCGGCGTCTCGTACTGGTTCGACAGTAACCGGTCGACCGTCTCGATCGCTTCCCGAATTTTCATTTTTCCTCCTTACCAAAAGAAGGGGCATTTCTGCCCCTTCCTCTGCTTCATGCCGTCATGGGCATTCACTTGTCAGTTGTCCGCCTGCGCGCGGCGGAAGGCTACCTCCTCCGCCATCCGCGCGTTCATCAGGACTTCATACACCGGCAGCGGGACCTGCACGTCCTTGCCCTTCGGCACCTGAAACGTCCGTCCGTTTACCGCCACGAAGCGGCTCTGCTCCTCATTTCCCTGCCCGCGGGGCAGGTAGATCGTCTTCATGACGTTCCACACGTCTTCCGGGTTTGCCTGTACAGCCGCCGTGGCGGTCTCTTTCGTTGTCATGTTATGTGCTCCTTTCTCAGTTTGCCTCGTCCGTGCCGGAGTATGCGCTGCAGCTCTCCACGCGGACCATGCGGTCCTCATACAGCAGCTTTGCCGCCATCTCGGCCTTGTAGCCGACGGTAGAGAACTGATCCAGCGGGCCGCCGATCTGTCCCTTGTTCTTAATGATCATCTCAAGATTGCCGCCCTCCGGGTCGATCATCTTGTATGCGTCCTTGCCGAGGAACAGCGTCGCGTACACGCTGTAGTAGACCGCCGGGTTTCCGTCAGCCGCTGCAGTCTTGACCGGGCAGGTCGAGTTGTTGAAGATCTTCGCTTCCGTCGTCTCGACGAAGCGCACGCCGTGCAACTCGCCGATCTCACCCGAGAACAGCGGCGTGACGTCTGCATACTTGTGCGCCTCGACCCATGCGTTCGAGGACCGCAGGTCGTATGCGACCGACGGATGGATGATCGCGACATACTTGCCGTCGATCTTCGGAGCCTTCATTTTCTTCAGCGTCGTCACGGCCTTGTTGACCTCGTCCGGCGTCAGCTTGGCCGTCAGGTCGAGGCCCGCACGGCTAGTGACTTCCGTATGCGCGCCGCCCGTTGCAACCTTGTCGCAGTACTGCACATTCGAGCCTGCCGCGGCCGCGTCGCGCACGCGCTTATCGATGGACGTGCCGGCGGAAGCGCCGAGCTCTTCGGTCGCGCCGAGGATGACGTTGTCCAGCGCATGCAGCTCGAGCTGATCGGAAACCGTTACATACAGGCCAATCTGCTTGAGTGCGCCGGTCATGCTGGTCTGTCCCATCTTCTGGCCGGTCGGGATGACGCCTTCGGTCAGCTCCTCCGCATCCGGCAGCGTGTTCCACTTGCGCCACTCCACGGTCTTGCCATGGTTGCGCGGCAGCGCCTGACGGCCTGCCAGCTGCGCATGCACGAGGTTCGGCCGTGCGTTCTCGAGCAGCTGCGTGTCGTAGAACGTCTTCATGGTCAGCGCGAGCGTGTCGTTGCCGCTGAATGCGGTCGTCTGACCGGTGCCTGCGTTTACGTAGTTGCCGGTCGCGTTGACGAGCGTACCGGCGTCAGCAAAAAACTGAAATCCGACTTTGGATTTAAACATGATTTCCTATCTCCTTTCTCAGGGGATCACTCGTTCCCCTCTTGCCGCGCGGCGGCGCATGTCCTCTACCTCCGCGCGTGACCAGTGTGTTTTCATCGGGACGTTCTCTCCGCCCGCAGCGCCGGAGCCGATCTCCTGCGGCCTTGCGCCCTGTGCCTGGATGGTCCGCATGACGTTCTCCCGCGCCTGATTCGCCACCAGCTGCGCCTGTGCCTGTGCGATCTCCTGCTGGTGGATGACCTCATAGGCCGTCTTCGGCGGCACGCCCGCGCCCATGAGCCGCGCAAAATCCGGGTTCTGCATCTCGGTCTCAAAGTCCGCGCCGTACCGCGCCGTCACATCCCGGGCAAAGTCTGCCTGGATCCCGGCAAAGGCTTCTCGCATCTGGTACTCCTGCAGCTGCCGCCGCATGGCCGTATTCTCGGCCCTGCCGGCGTACTCCTTTTTGAGTGCGTCCGCCGACATGCCCTTTTCCATGGCCTCCGCGCTATAAAGCCGCTCGTCAGCGGAAAAGCGCTGTGCCAGTGCCGCGAAGTCCGTCTTCCGCGGGTCCGACGTGTCGATCCCATAGAGCGCGCCCAGCTGGTCGATGATCGGCGCCATCGCCTCGGCCTGCCCCTTGTACTGGTTCAGCCCGCGCACGCGCTGCTTTACGACCTTCTGCACCGCAGAATCAAAGTCCTGCTTGTACCGGCCCCGGATCAGACTGTCGAACGTTTCTTCCTGTGTACCCTGTCCCTGAGCGTCGGGGACGTTGACCGGCTGCTGCTGCACCTGCGCCTGTGCAACTGCCTCCTGCCCGCTCTGCTGACCGGCGACGTCAGCTGCGCCCATGGTCTGAGCGCCTGCGCCCGTGAATTCGCCTTCCATGCTGTAAATTCCTTTCTGGCGTTTATTCTAAAATCATCGTAGCACAAACTTTTCCTAACTTCACCCCACGCCAGCCAGAAATAATCTCGCCGGAACGGGCCGCCGCAATCGTCGGTTCTTATCCCGGCTGCGTGCTTTCTTCCGACTTTTTGCGCGCATTCTCCACGATCTTCGGCTCCTGCGTCTCGCCGGTGTTGATCTCCGGTTTCTCCGCTGCCGCGGCGCTCGCCTGCGGGACTGCCTGTCCGCCCTCCTGCAGGATCTGCTGCGCCAGCCCCTCACCCATGACCGGATCGTACCGGTCTGCCAACGCCAGCGCCAACTGCTGCCACTCGACCAGCCGCTGCTGCAGGTCCGCGTTCTCCTGGACCTTCTGGATGATTGAGTCCTTCCCGTCAAAGTCCATCATGTCCAGCGTTGCAAGCGTCTGGTCCACCATCTGTGGGTTGAAGAACCCCAGCTGGAAGAACTGCAGCGCCAGCTCGTTCTGCGCCATGGACGCGTACTCGCTTGCCTTCTGCGCCGAGACCTCAATGTCGAAGACCGGTTTCCGCAGCCCGTCCGGCTGTCCGTTCGCGCCGTAGAGCGTCTGTGGCTGCAGCCCCTGATTGCTGTACTGTACGAACTGCTCTGCCCCGCGCTGCCCGATGATCCGGAACTGCCGCGGCAGATCATAGAACTGCCGGATCCGCTCAATGACCATCCGGATCATCCGCGCGTAGGCCCGGTAAGCCGACTTTGTGGAGTCCTTGCTGCTCCTGCCGGATGCCTCCTGCAGCGCTGCAATGGCCGAGGCCGCCGTCACGCCGGAGCTCGTCGCGCCGTTGTTGACGTCCGTGTTTCCCGTCGTCCACTTGAGCTCCTCAATTTTGTTCTGCAGAATGGCGATATAATTGCTGTTGAGCATGTTGACCTGGATCGGCTGCAGACTGTCCTGCCCCAGATTCCCATCCACATGCACGAACGGCTTCGTCCAGTCCGCAAACTCCTGCTCATTGACCGACCCGTCCGACCGCTTGAACCACCGGGGCGTCGTCGTCATGATCGCGTTCTTCACGATCGCCTGGTTCATCCGGTCGATCTGCTCCTGCGTCGACTTGCCGATGTCGATATACCCATACCCGGCAATGCTGCCCTCCACCGGGAACAGCGCGTCGACCACGAACGGGTATTCCCCGTCGTCATACAGGCCCGTCTCCGCCATTGGCTTTCCGACCGGCTGCTGCACGATGCTGCCGTCCGGCATGGTCATCGTGTCATACCGCTGCTCTGTGTCGTTTTCCGTCGCCTGCAGGATGGTGTCGCCCACCAGCTTCGCAAAGTGCAGCACCTGCCGTCCGTTCTGATATTTCTTGTAATACCAGTCCACCACCATCGACTTGTTGTCAAAATTGATGACGTCGTCCGTGTTGTACTTCTGCTGGATTTGCGGATTGGAGTTAAGCTTTCCCCGCAGCTCCGGGTACTTCTCGACCAGCAGATCGTTGTCCACCATCTCCGTCAGGAAGATGTTCTTCGACTTCTGCAGATCCCGCACGCCCGGCTCCCAAAAGAAAGACAGAATATCCACCGGCTGCACCGAGATATCCCCGAGGCCGTTCAGCTTCGAAGAATCCCACTTCACGTGCCAGATGAGCGTGCCCTGCTTGAGCTTCGTCCACTGGCTGTCCGAATAGACCTCTTCGAAGTCGTTCTGTTCCAGAATGACCGGCAGCACCGAGGAAAGCTTCGCCGCCTCCTCCCGGTCGTCCGGTTCCCGCGGGCGGATGGCCGGAGCCGGATAGGCCGCGATCGCGTCCGCGTGCTTGCCCATGATGACGTTGAAGAGCCACGCCGACGTCCACTTGTCATCCTCCGGGTTCCCTTTTTGGATCCGCTGCCAGCTGCGCATGCGCCACCAGTCCTCCGACGCAATGACCCGCGCCTCCAGCGCACTCTTGCCCTGCCGGTATTTCTGCAGCGTGTCCATGGCCTTTCTGGCCTGCTCTTCGCCGATGGCCTTTCGCGCCGTCAGCCCGCTCGCCGTGTCATTCTGCATGGTCGTCTGCATCTGCTCTGTCTGCATTGTCCGCTTCCTCCTTCCGCAGGTCTTCCGCCGTGAGTCTCGCCACTTCGTTCTGGATCCCGTCCAGCACAAAGCCCACGATGACCGGCGGCAGCCCCGCCTCGTTGATGGCCTCGATCAGCCGCCCCCGCAGCTGCACCACTGCTTTTGTGATATTCATAGCTCCTCCTATCCGTTATAACTGCTGATTGCCCGGTTGAGCGCTTCTTTCAGCGCAGAATAGCTGTTTGCAAAGTACGTCGCTTCCAGTTTCGTCCCTGCCGATACCGTGCTGACGCTTCCCGCGCCTGTCAGATTCCCGATGGCGTTTGCCGCCTCGTTGTAGATGGCCGCCGTGATCGTCTGCCCGGCGTAGGCCGTCGTGAAGGAAATGCTCCCGTAGCCTCTGGCGGCCCGGACTTCGTTGATCTTCGCCGTCAGCCGGTTCCAGCTCGCCGCCGTCAGGTATGTCACGGCCTTCCCCGCCGCGATATACGACGCATCGTCGCTCGTCCACGCGAAGGCCGCGATCTGCGCCTTCGTCTCTCCAGATACGGTGTTGGACGTCTTCGAGTCCGTCCCGGCCTTGTTGACGATCCAGAAATAATACGTCGTGCCCGGGTCCAGCCCCGAGACCGTCACTGGCGAGCTGCCGATCGACTGCGAGCCGATGGCCGTATAGCTCGTCTTTCCCCAGTAGAGCGTCCAGCTGCCATACTCGCCGCCGTTCTTGTTCCATGTGACCGTCGCCGTGTTCTTCGTCAGCGTGACCCCGCTGATAACCGGCGCGACTGCCGTGATCTTCGTCTTGTAGTACACGCGCACGGCCTGCCCGCTCGTAATGGGGATCGTCTCCGTCGCCGCGTGATTTGTCGCATACCCTTCCGACGCGAGCCTGAAATACTGGAATTCATACTCCTGCGAATACGTCTGGTACTGCGTGCCGGACATGGACAGGAAGAACGAATTGCCGATCGTGCCGGAGACGGACCCGTCTGACAGCGTGTGCTGCCCGTCCAGGTAGTTGTAGATCGGAATCGTCGTGGTCTTGCTCTGGTAGTAGACCTTGACTGTCTGCCCCTCCTGGATGGGGATCGGGTAGCTCGCTCCATGCTCTGTGTTGTAGTTCTGCGACGAGAGCCGGAAGTACAGGAAATGATACTGCTGCGAGTACGTCTGATACTGCGTGCCCGCTGCCGAAATGTAAAACGTATCTCCGATATCGCCTTTGAAGGACCCGCTCGCCAGCTGCGTCAGGTTATCCAGGAAGTTGAGAATGCTGACCGTCGCCTGCGAGGTCGACTGTGCCAGCGTCCGCACGCTGATGGAGTTTGTCTCGGCGACAAGCGCCCCCGTGTTGCTGTTGTAGATCCGCACGCGGCAGATATACAGCGTGTCCGGCGTCAGCCCGGTAATGACCCGATGGGCCGTCGTCGTGCCCGCAGTCGAGTCCGTCACCGTCGCCATGACCTGTCCGGCCAGGATATATTCATATTTTCGCTTGTATGTCGTCGTGGACGACATGCCAGAGACCGTCAGCGTAATGCTTGTCGGCGTACCCGACGCGCCGGACAGCGTTGCCATTCAGCCAGCCCCCTTATCCGAACACCGGCGTAATGCCGGTGATGCCGCCGGACGCGGAGAAGGCAATGCTTCCATTTGCCCGGATCTGCATGCTCGCCGTCCCGGCCGCGTTCTGCAGATATACCGCGCCGCTCGTCGACCGGATACGCACCGCCGGGCCGGACAGATCGACCGCATATTCCGCCGTGCTGGAGGACGTAAACTGCAGGCTGCCCTCCGCGCCGCCGATCGTGCCGTTCGAGAAGTTTGTGCCCGCGATCTCAAGACCGTTGCTGATGATGTTGATCTCATCCATGATCTGCTTGAGCTTCGTCTGGATGCTCGTACCGTCGAGCTTCAGATCCGTTGCGTTGATCGTTCCGCCGATCTCAGCCCCCGTGCACGTCAGCTTCCCGTTCGCGTCCACCTTGAATTTGTCCTTGATGGAAAGCCCGCTCGTGCCGAAGTACATGCTTGCGCTGCCCCCAAATTCGTTGGCCGTGCGGTAAATGCTGCTTTCCGAGATCGTCCACGGGCCGAACGTCGAGTCGGCTGCCGCCGTGATCTTCCCCGACAGCACCGCCCCCGCCGCCTCCAGCGTCCCGGACGGGAAGTGCAGTTTTTTATCGCTGAGGTACGCGACCTCCTGCCCGTCCTGCCAGAAGCTCACCCGGTCCGGCGTCACCGTCACCAGCTCGTTCTTCGTCTGGTCGATGACCCGTTCACCGCCATCCGTCACCGTCGTTTCGATGTTGCCCACGCCCACGCCGTACACCGGCACAGCGTCCTTGTAGTACAGCAGCCCCGTCTTGATGTACTGCTGCGAATTGACGGAAAACTGATTGTTGACGCCCGCCGTGTAGTCATACAGCTGTTTGATACCGACCGAGTTTCCCTCGATCGTCAGCTGCGTCTTCTCGAGATACTTGCCGAAGTCCGAGATGGCCACATAGCTGCCGGACAGCTTCGTCGACCACGTCTCCGAGTTCGCCGCGGCGAAGTCCGCCGTCTTGATGATGAGCGTTTTCAGCGCCCCGTAGCCGGAGAGCGTCGTTTTCTTCTCCGCCTCGGAGAGGCTGTCCGCGTCGATGGCCTGCGAGATCTCCGTCAGCGTCGCCTTCGCCGACCAGTCCGCCAGATTCAGCTGCTCCGTCACGCTGCACAGATACCGCCGCATGCTCTCCAGCTGCTCCTGCGTCGTCTTTCCCGCGATCGACGGGTATGCAAGTGTCAAAGATCCCATTACGCATCACTCCCCGCTTCCAGCACCCGTGCCAGACTGAACAGCTTCATCTCGCCCTTCCCCGTCAGCCGGAACTTCAGGTGGTCACACCGCGCCGGGCGGATGGGCAGCAGGAAGGTCCGCAGCCCCCGCCCCTCGATATGCCCGCAGTGCCGCCAGATGCCATCGGAATCGTACTGCACCCAGAAATCGACGCTCGACCCCTTCGGCAGCTGCATGCGCAGATTGATTCTGGAGACGTACTTCTTCCCGACGAGTCCATACGTCATGATCCCCGTCTCCGCCATCCAGCCGACTGGGGCTTCCAGCGTCCCGACACTCCCGTACACGGTTTTGAGCGTCCCGTCCTCAAGGAA